CCAGAGGAAGCCGAGGCACTTCCACCAGAAGCATACTGAATGGCAATCTGTAGATCAATGTTGTTAACTCCAGATATGCCGAATGAAACAGGAATACTCTGAAAACCTACGCATGCTCCAGCGTCGGCAGTATCTCCAGCAACTCCCATAATGGTGAAGTTCTGTTCAGACATATTAGATCCGAGTAAACGACAAACTACCTGGTAACCTTTTGCATTCGTGGTATCAAAGGCACAATCCACTCGAGTTATAACCGTGGAACCCTGTGGCACTTGGATATTACCCAAGTTGCTACTGTTCATATTGTCAGTCAAAGAAAAATATTCCTTGTCTGTAGGCGTGCTATCGAAACTTCTCTGTATCGTGGTGGCTGGCATTGTAGTTTATTCTCTCTATAATCTAAAATATAGAGATTTTCCTCCGAGTTTTAGTTGTGGGAATCTGCTTCTTGCGAATGCTCCAAGCATTGCGACAAGAGAAGCAGTAACTAACGTTTTTCTTCCTGAATCAGAAGCAATCATATCTATTGCATTACCTGAAAGGGTATTGAATGCAAGCCCTAATTGACCATCTGTAATATCCTTGATTACACCTTCACCGATTGTCTTTACCCTGCCGTAGGCAGTTGATGTTTGACCTGCATTTAGATATGCGGCTATTGCCAAGCCAGAAGCTAGGCCCGTCACGCTTGGATGGGGAATTCCTTTCATATATTTACTCCTTTTTGGATTGCCAGTGGATCTCTTTCTAGTGTAGGCACGGCGAGAAGTTTTTCGAACTCCGCCTTTCCTGGTTGAACCTTTCCGCTTGCGAGAGGCACTAAAGGACGCCTTGCTGATAAGCTTGCCATTCCTAAAATACATTGTTCTTCCATTCTTACCTTTCCTAGTGTAGAGTCCCACTGGCATTACCAATTAATGTTTAATCGGTTATATAACTGTTTGTGCTATTTAAGAAATTTTTATATAGCAAAATCTCCATATCTTAATTGATAAGCATGCCAGAAAAGAAATTTGTACTAGGTAGCACGCCCAGGTTTAAACAATTACAACCTGGTGAGGTTTGTGAATTTGTAAAAGGATCCATACCAAAAGAATTTGAATCAGAATGGGATACAGGACAAGGTGAGAAAGGCAATTCTAAGTGGTCTCTTACCTTTACCCTCATTAAACATCCCCATCCCTCTTACTCTCTTCCTAAACAGGGTTTAGAAGTAACATGGGAAACAACCGCAGAAGTAATAAGAAAAGACTTTCCTGCTCATTACGGTAAGGGTCTTTCAGACTTTGCAAAAGCGTGGAACGATTCAGAGTCCATATGGACCTTAGAACGTCGTGAGGATGGTTCTTATTCCTTGTGGGGTTAATATGATTGAACCAGACGAAATGTACGAATTAGCCGTTGAACTAACAGAGATTAAAATGCATTTAAAGAAGCACTTTGATTTATGGGGCGATAATCAACCCTGGCATTTATTCGATAAATTGCATTTACAAATATGCGCTCTAGCAGCACAGATAGAATCGGATGAACGATGAGGCGTAGGTGTAATATTTGTTTACAATCTAAGGATCATCTCAAGGGTGATAGGTTCAATAATGAAGTAACGGTATGTTACGACTGCCAAAAGATTCTAACTAAGATAGTAAATAGCGGAATTGTTTACAAATCCTAGCTCTTCAGCCCATTTTGTTTAAAGAAAGAATGAGGACTAGGGGATGAGGTGGGGTAGGATAGGGTATTTAAAGCGAGTTTAGTGCGCTGCTGTGCGTTCTAGGTGCGTTCTTCAGCGAGTCCCATGCGTACCACAGCGTCACTTGTGCGTTTTGGTTGCGTTTTGACTGCGTCGGTGATCATCGGCAACATTTTACTAGCCAAGGCCTGCACATACCATGGTTGGCCAGATAAATCCTGGGTGATATTATGGAGCAGAGACAAATTAGAACCTTCTTCAGAACCTTTCAATTCTTTCGCAGCATTGCCCATTGCTCCCATCCAAAACTTTTGAAAACTCTCTCTCGCTTGAGGGAGCATAAATTCCTCAAAATCAATTAACATCTGTTCTCGAATTTTCTTAGTGATCACTTCCAGAGACATTAGCAAAGTTTCGTCAGATTCTGAACTTTTCAACCAGGACTCTATTTTTTGCTGAGTTTTCAAAGGGATCCATAGCGTGTAAATTGTAAAATATAGAAAGAACGAACCTATCCAGATTAAGAGGAATAGTTCATCGGTCATTCAAGCTTCTCTCTGATTATTTCTAAAATTACTTTTTGACCCCATCCCTTTCTCAACAAACAAGTATTGACATATATTGACTTTGTGTATTTGTTTCGTAAAATTTTTGGAGTATCTCTTTCATAACCATTCACACAATCCCCATAGTCTGAAATAAGGTCCTTACCTGCTATTGGATCTGGTAAAAGTTCTTCTTTAATATCATCTATAATTTCTTTAGCTGAAGGGATTTCTAAATCTTCAATGAATTCTATAACCTGTTCAATAACATCAGCAAGTTCATCCACCGAATGATACAAAGAAGCTAAAACAACTGGCGGAGGAATGTTTAGATCTAAAGTTGGTATGGGTTCCGCTAGTGTAATAAGTTTAGAAAGTGCAGCTGCTCTATTATCCACTTTTGAAAAAGCTAACCAAGCTCCAAAAATAACGATAGGCTGCATAATCCCAACTACAGCTGGTAAGTATCGATTCCAGTCAATATTTTTCATCAGCTCCTCAAAACTGTTTTCCGTTTTTTTTGCCATAATTCCTAAAAAACCATGTCCTCAGAGCCACAGGAAGGCCCCAAACTATTGTCCTTGATACTATGAGACCCCCGAAATCTAGACATTAGACTCGATACCCCGTTAAGATACACGTAATGAATCCGTTGCTGTCACTCTGTAGTGCCTGAACCTTAACAGTTGAATTGGGCGGAATCATGAATTCAAACATTTTGGGCTGTGTGCCTAGGTTGTCAGCTGTGATTATGGTTTTCTCAACAAATAAGGCCACACCATCAACATTGATGGTATATGAAATAAATTCAGTTGCGGAGATCCCCGACCAGTCTACACCTAAAGTTATCCTGGTTAAATAAAATGCTGAGGGGTTCGTATAATCCAGAAGTGTGACAGCTGAAGCATTGAGAGCCTTTGATCCACTCCATCCGTAAATATTACCACCCTTAGCCCTGGAGACTGATTTAGAAGCGGCTAGGGTCATACAGCATAGACTCTGCCAGTAAACGTGACAGCCTGTTGTTGTGCACCCAATAGGGACGCAATAGTTACCGTTAGCTTGGTAAGGGGAGGAATAACGATACGGATAGGTTGGTGAGGGTCGCTCCCTGCTCTCGGTTCTTCAACATCAATATATTGACTGATAATCTGATCATTAAGTTTGATTCGATAGATCATATCAGAACCTTGAACGCTATCAGTAGCATAAAAGAACTGAAATTTACCAAAGATATATTCTTTTCCTGTCTGGAAAGATAGGAAGGTAACTTCAGCGTCTGAAGCCCCACTATCCAATAAGCCTGAATATGCGTAGGCATGATTCCCAGTGTAGGAAATACCTAATTGCGGACCTAGAAAGGTTGCTATCTGCTTCTTAGCCATTCACTGGAAATAAAGAGTAACACTGCCAGAGGAAGCCGAGGCACTTCCACCAGAAGCATACTGAATGGCAATCTGTAGATCAATGTTGTTAACTCCAGATATGCCGAATGAAACAGGAATACTCTGAAAACCTACGCATGCTCCAGCGTCGGCAGTATCTCCAGCAACT